TCTTTTTTATATTTTACCACAACACTGCCATTAGCGGGCAGGGCTTCGTGTAAAATCGTTACATTGCGAAGTTGTTTGGTAAGAGAAGTGTCGCCATCATTGAGGATTACGGTCTCATAAGCAGCTATTGCCGCGTGTAAATTACTGTCATTGGTTTTTGATACGTTATGCACTCCGCCATCAGCGTAGGCAATAAACATATAATCTCCAACTAGAATAAAATTAAATATTTCATCCGCAGCCACGGGAGTTGTGTCGTTGTCCCAAGTCCTATCTAATGAGATCGAGAATGTTCCACTTTTGGTTCTACCAATTTTCCAAATACCATGCTCAATAACACCGTTAAGGGTAATTTTCATTGAAAAATAAAGATAATTATTCACTCGTTGTTTGGCGAGAGGAATATCGTTTGGTGAATCATCAAACGTTGTTTCATTTACTAATTCTTTAAAGGTAATCGGTTTAGAACCAGCGTAATATTTGAAAACAGCTTTTTGTTCCAAAGTGGTAGCGTTCGTTCCAACATAAGAAACACCGATTAAAAATCCTTCTACTTGTTCCAGAATAGTTAAGTTGCCTTCTCCCCACGGAATACTTTGTGAAAGCACAGTTGTTGTTTCGTCTCGGTTCCAGAGATAAACTATTGATTCTCCGATCCCCGAAGCAGGCTTGCACCCAATAGCAAGATAGTTCCCATATTCACAAACAGAAACAGGAATCAGATGATCGGGCAAAGTAAGCGCTTGTGTAGTCCAAGAACCATTATCATTTTTAGCGATAAACGATTTAGCCCCAGCCGCTCCAGCATTATTATAATAGGGCACATAAAGAATATCGTCTTTAGAATGAACTAATCCTTGCCCAAGAGAGGTAAAAGTTACCGTTAAACTTGATTCTGCAAAAGCCGTTCCGGTAGGACTAAAAGCCCAAAATGCCGTTCCTGCTGTCGCAGAAGTTCCTCGTCCGCCATAAATTAGCCCTGTTTTCCGATAATAAACAAATAGTTCAAACCAGCTAAAGGTATTAGCTGATTGATTAGCTGAAGGAGTTGCCCAAGCATTATCGTCTAAATCGTTCGCTGCGCCAGTAGTTAAATCTTTATAAAGTATTTCAGCTTTTGTCGTGCCGCTTACTACCCCTAAAGCATAGAGAGAATATGTCGTACCAGTTCGCAAAGCTACGGCAAAATTCTTCTTTAAGCTGGTTCCACCTGCGTCATCGCCGTCTTCCGAGCTTCTAAAAGGCACTAATTTTTTTCTGTAGGTATGTGCGTCAAAGTTCTTTATCAGTTGCGCGTAGCGGGTATCTTCTTCTCTCGGCTCGTTGGTCATACCAAGCGAGAAATCCGTGATAGATTTTGTTAAAATTAATCCCATTACCGTATAATCTCATCTAACCAATAACTTAATAATTCCACCAATTTTTGAAAGAATGTCTTTTTTTTTACTTCAGGCGCTTTAATTTCCATATATATACCTTTAGCGAAACCAAAAGAAAAATCCCAACGCAATTTCTTTACTGTGTTGTCGTAGCTGTCAAAAATAAGCCAATATTTACCCTCCACATATCCAAAGCAAAGTGTCCAATGTGTATCGCTAACGCCCAATGGTTTAATATAATAATCACCTTCTTGAAGCCACGCGTACACTGAAACCGCTACAGGGCAAGCAACCAATTCTTCTTTAAGAGCTTTTTGTTTTTCTTCCAATGTTCCGCCTTTGAATACCCACTCGTGGTTAAAAGTAAATTGGTTAAGCCACTCCGCGCCTAGTTTCAAATAGTTCTCGGTCATTGGCTTTGGCATATAATATTCATCCACCGATTTCACCGCCGAGTCAAAAGGAAGAAGTTTGTCATCCAATGAACCACCTTTACGGATTGCCTCATATACTTTCTGCGGAGTATTCCCCGGTGGATAAGTTCCTGCTATCACTCCTACAAATCGTTCAGAGTAATTTTCTTCTTTCCCATATTTTCGTTTTAAGTACACTTCAATTTGATTTAACGTACCGAATCCTGTGCAGTTAAAAGTATCAAATCGTTCGTTTCGTTGAATTTCTTTGAGAGGAAGAAAGTTGCCCCATTGGCCATTAGGTTGCAGTTCTTCTTCTGGCATTGCCAGTGCCGCGCCCAAAACAAACTCATCATCTTCTATTCGCTCTGGGGCTATAAATCCTGTGTGTATCATTTTCTTTTGTGCAATTCCTCTACTAAAAACAAAACCCTTTGCATTTCAGCTCTAAACTCTCTCATTTCTTTGTTTCCGTCTCGTATCAATTCCTCAATAGTATGAAGATGATTGGTTTCAATAACATCTAATTGTTTTTTTATTCCATTTCCATTTTTGCCGTTCTTTTTCCACATTACATCTAAAATGCCAAGTTTCGCGTAAAGAGGCACGACGAAAAGAAGAAAAAATCCCGCTATAACTAAATTATTATTTAATAATTCCCACATATCAGAACCATAAATTCTAAGTAATTAAAGATGAGCCGGTTCTTCTTCTGCCACCTCCGCCGGCCAATTAAATGTGTCAAACCAATTTGTCCTTTGTTCATACTAGTAAAGTTCCCAAATAATATTACGGGCTTCATCGCCTGTATTTGATGTATTAGTAGAAAAGTTAATTGTGAAAGAAGTACTAGAAAGTGCCGTAAGATTGGCAGCTACCCGTACAGTTCCTGCCGCATTATTGAGTGATATAATTTTCCCAACACCAAAACTAGAATTAACAGCAACCGCGTTAACACAATTATCTGAAACACATCCAACTGATTGAGTAACAAAATTCGTGCTTGCGGTAGAGGTTGCAGTTCCTAAAGATGAACACATTACTTCTACCGCCGTATCCGTAGTTCCCGAACAACTGGAATTAGCAGTAATGCGCACAAGAACAGGCGTCCGGCCAAGAGCGTGAGAAATTATCATATTGCCAGTGAACCCCGGCGCCGAAGTCGTTGCGTTAGTTACATAAGTCCCGTCAAAAGTAATCCCATTCGGCATTCTAAATCCTGTAGTTGAGTAAATGTCTCCTACGGCAGATATAGTAGCTCCGGGAGTTGTGGTACCAACACCGAATCTATCATCGTTACGACTAAATACTCCAAGAATAGCATTATCACCCAAGTCCCTTATATAAAGAGCGTTGTCGCTTCCGTCTAATTGAAGTCCTACTCCAACAGAGTTACTTCCATTTTCGGTGAAATTAAGCGCGGAGTCGGTATTAGAGGTTCTGGTGTCAATGATTACCGTAGTGGTTCCTGAAGTAGTTTTAAGAGTTGTAGTTGCGCCGTTAAAAGTATGGTTACCAGTCCAGGTGTAATTTATTCCTTGATCCACCGCTGATGTTTGCCAGCTTGGATACGCTCCACCGCCATTAGAAGTTAAAAACTGTCCTGTGGTTCCTGTAGAAGAAGCTACCGTAATTCCGTTAGCTCCGTTTCCTAATAAAACCTGATATAAAGAAGGCGAAGTTGTACCCGTGCCTTGTCTGGCTACATCAATTACCGAGCCATTCCAAGTCCCAGAAGTTATTGTGCCAACAGTAGCCAACGAAGAAGCAGTTGTCAGTCCTCCAAGCGTGGTTATGCTCGCCACCGAAGTTGTACCTACTTCTATTTTGCCTGTATTGAGGTTAGAGAAATTGGTGTTAATCGTTGCACGGGAATCTTTAATAGTATCAGTGCCTGCGATAGTCGTAATGGTTACGCCAAGTTTTTTTTCTGAAGTTAAAACTTCAAACCAACTAACGGGCACATAATTAAAAATACCAAAAGCGGTTGCGAGAACTGTTACTGCTGTTATAAAAATATTTGTTAAAAGTCCCATTTAATCTGCGGTTGAATCGTTTGTTAATGTTGTCGTATTAGCTGCGTCTTTTTTGAAAGGAGTATTGGGATTGTCCCATGTTCCCTCGGCTTCGTCCCAAGGGATATCCATATCATCCCAAGTCGCTCCAGAGCCAGCGAGAGAATCGTTAGTAAGCGTAGTGGTGTTAGCCGAATCGTTTGCGTAGGAAGTCATTTATTAGAATCTATACTTACCGATAAACGACCCCGGTCATCTCGGTTTCTTAATCCGTAAAAATTCACCAGTTCTTGTTCTTTTCTTACGATTTCTTGAAAAATCTGGGCAGTGTTTTGTTTTCCGTATGCGAGTCCATAATCATACGAAGCCCATAACGGAACAAGGTCATGGAATAAAGAAGCGAATCCCGGCTCACTTGAAGAAGAACCCGTATCATCTGAAAACTTGTTATCTGAATAGTCAAAAAGAAGAGGAGAGCGGGTAAAATAAACCCGCAATCCCGCTGATTGCGTATAATTTGGTACGGGAAAAAGAAATAATCGAAGTCCGATTAGTTCGTACTCTGTCGGTGTTCCTGCGCTTGCTTTATAAGCTCCCGTTCTTCCTGTGGAAGGTGTGGTTTCACCTAAAGCAATCGCAATATCTGAAGCGCTAGCAGAAGAAAGTTGTCCCGAAGCTCCTTCGCTGGTAGTGTTTCGTTTAAGATTTTGCTGGTCTATTTGTATGAGCCGTTTCCAGCTTCCGCTAGAGTTCTTAATCTCTATGCGGTCAATGGTTAAATAAGTGCTTGCGAGAGTGTATTGCTGTTGTCCCGAAGTCAGTGCTGCGGTGGCAGTAGGAAGGTTTGTGTAATTACTATCATCATACTGCCACTTTGAATCACTGCGATTAATAAGCGAAACAACTCTTTCTATTGCGCGATTTACCGCCAAAGTTAAGTTAGCCGCTGAATATGAACTACTGCTTGTTCCTGTGAGAAAATAAACGCGATTTTGGATATCGGCGAACGAAGCCATTTATTTCCAATTAGCCATTAAAACTCCGCTGAAGCAGCGCATGAATGTTCCCCATCAGGTAAAATGTTCCCTCCTCCTGAAGTTGATGTTGCGTTTATGATACAACGAAGCGCAAAGAATGTATCATCCCCAAGATTAAGAGAATATATTGCCGTTGAAGTCGCTGGGTTATCTGCAGTAAGGCTTAGCCCAGAAGTTACTGAACCAACAGTTGTTGCGGCTGCGTCTCCTGTTGAAACTGCCGCAGCGGAAACTAGTTTATTAAATTGATACCAGTCTGTTCCGTTAGGAGAAACCTGTACCCGAAAAGTCGTGGTTCCTGTATTTCCTCGTCCCGATGTGTCTCCGCGCTTTAAGTACATAGTTACTTTTTTCGCTCCAGCGATCACAAATGCGCCATTATCTCGCGTCCCATTAGAGTCAAAGTATGCGGTCATATTGGTCGAAGTTGCTCCCCAGTTTGTATTTACCAACATATTAGTAAATATGTTTCCTGTAGTAGTCGCGGTAGAAGTAGCAAAATTGCCGGTAAGAGCCTGTGCGGTACTTGAAGCAAAGAAATTAAAATGCCGAAATGTGCCTTCTGAAATCGGAGCTTCCTTACTCACAACTCCAAAAGCACGCTGGGAATAAATAAATACTCCCAGCGCAACCAGAAACACACCAATCGCAAGCAATACTTGTACCCGTCTGTCTAGTTTGTGTGTTTGCATAGTAGTAGTTTAGAGTTCGGTAAATTCAAATTGACATGTTCCGCCAAAGAGATTGCCTTTTCCGCCTTGTGAAATTGTTCCGCCGCCAGCGTTCTTCGCGTGAATTACTACGTATTCATTTGGAGAAACAACTCCGTTTCTGTCTAATTTATCTCCAAGAGTTGAAGTCGTTGTCGAAGCAGTAACTAAATACCAACCTTGAGTATTTGCTGCTACAAGAATCGGGTCTCCGCGAAGCGTTGAAGTCGCTGCCGCAATAGGTGGTGCATAAGGGATAGTTGTATCTTCAATCATTACATAAACAGCTGTGCTGGTACCGGTTGTAATTTGATAAGCAACTTTTGCTGTTGAAGTTGAAACAACTTTTTCTGAAACGCACATTGTGCTGGTTGCCGTTCTAAGTGTTCCTGCTTGATAGACCTTTTTTAATCCGCCTACTCGCAAATAAGGGTACGGAATATCGGGGCCGACTAAAGCGCCCAATTTTGAGGAAATCTCATTTGCCACATCTTTTGCTGTAGGCAAATTCGGAGATTTTAAGACCGCAAATCCAAGCACAAGTATCGCAACAACCACTCCCGCAAGAACTATATTTTTAGTTTTTTCCATTTCTGTTGTGCTTAACTAATAATTATTCTTTTATGAGAGCCTTGTCGATCAACGCAATTCTCTCCTTAAACTCTTTTGCCTTATCTGCTCCAAGATTAGGAAGTTTCAACGCTTCTTCATATTGAGCTCTGCGCAAAACAAGCCTCGTAGGGTTTCTTTTGAGCACGTATTCTTTGAATACGATATCTTTGTCATGAATAGGTACTTTAGACATATGTTTTTTAGATTCTGGTAGGGATAGGCGGGCTAGAATAGTGGTAGTAGCCCGCGTAACCCCACCAGAGGTAAGGTTAAACTAATAAATGATTATTAATCGCTTTAATTTGGTTAATAAAATCTTGATATTCGAGCGTTCCTTTCATAAAGTTACACGTCTTACAACAAGAAACTACGTTGTAGGAAAAGTAACCGACCAAACTACTTATCCTATCAAGACCCATAGCTTCAGATTTATTGCAATAGTGGCAATTTGAAAGCAAGAACTTCATAAAATCATCTGCAGAAAGAGAAAAATCATATCCTCTAACTTTTGCGCTGGCTTTATAAGATTGAAGTTTCCCTTTTGGTGATTTTCTATATTTACTAGATCTAGCACGGATTGCTTCAATATTCTTTTCCCAATATTCTTTCGAAGCTAACTGTATTGCTTCTTTGTTTGCTTCATAATACGCACGAGATTGCATAGGTCTAACTTCAGGGTGTTCTTGATAGTATTTCTTTTTACGCTCGCTTATCTTTTCTTTATCTTTTATGCCTCGTTCTTTTTGATACACTGCCAACTCATTAGCGTTTTCAGCTGCGTACTTTTTCATGTATTCAGCTTTTTTTGCTTTTTGTTCAGGAGTCAAAACTTGCTTATATGTTTCCATATAAGTTTTGTGATATTCCTGTCTTTTTAATAAGTCAGCGTAAGGCATATTACAACATTAAGCGATAAGAATGTCAACGACAAGGTCAGTTTTTTGCGCCCACAATTTAAATCCTACATACCCATAGGTAGCAAATTCAACACCCGTCTTGAGTGTTACGCCCTTTTCTTCAAAGCGAAGTCCGCCCGGTTGTGCATAGGTAGAAACTCCCTTCACACCAAATACTCGGCGACCATCGTTAGACCAAGTCGTTGAGCCAGAAATCGTCGTTGTGGTTTGGTCATCAAAGGTTCCTGTCCGTACGACATAAATATCCACGCCTCCATAGTTAGTCGCAAATCCATTGTTCAACGCTAAGTCAGCAAAACTAAAACCACTTGACATTTGCGCTTGGAAAATCCCGGGGATATCAGTGTTTTGAACAACCAAGAAAAGACCTTTATACATATCAGCGTAACCAGAAACCAGGGCAACAAGATTTGAAATGATTACATTGATATTTGCCGCTGTCGTGAAACCTCCTGCAGGCGTGGTGTAGGATTGATTACCTGCTTCTAAAAGGTTATTTAACACGAATTTATCTATTGCTAACGCAACTGCGTATGATTGTTCCTCGGTACGAACTCTAAACAAATCATAGTTGGAAAGAAGTCGCTCAAAGTCATAGATGTGCTCTCCATAAGTAACTTCATCGGTAACTGTGAGCGTGTCTTCTGTAGTTGTCCACGCCGTTATAGCGTATGAACCATCAACCGCAGCTACAGAGGCCACGGGACGGTTGCTATATGGGTTGTGGATATAAAAACTATTAGAACGGTCGACTTCACAAATCTTCTCTGCAACCAGCGCTTTTTTAAGTATTGATTGCATTATGGCGCTTCGATATTTATTGCGCCATACAGAACTTAGTGTCTGTGTTCCTATTGTTGCTGCCATTAAAGTGAGATTAACTTATAATCCCACTATTCCTCGGAGTTACCGTTTCGATAGGGCAATCTTCCGAGCCATTTCCGCCGCAGCCAAAGCCTCAATACCTTCATCAGTTTCAGGGAGTTGTCCCTTACTTGCTTGAGATATTAAGTCCTCTGCGGTGGGGGCAGAAGCTCCTCTTGCACCCTTTGTTTGGGTTACTTGAGCGCTTCTGCGTTCTTCGTCTTTGGTTGCAAGAACTCCTTTTAGTTCGCCGTGAGCGTCTTTCACGCTGATATTTTTGAACTTTGCCCATTCGAGTACCGTGTCAATATCATCTTCGTGAACATCCGCTTTAGCGAGGTATAAAACATCCTTGCTTGTTAAGCCTTGCTCTGCTTCAGGCTCTTTCTTAACTTCTGGCTTGAGTTCTGGCTTTGGTTCCTTCACCCATTTGCCATCTTTTAAGATAAAACCTTCGGCTTTTTTTGCTCTTGCAAACAGTTGTTTATTCTGTTCTTTAAGAGCATCCATCTCTGGCGAAGTTTCCTGAACAGATTCTTCGCTAAGTTCCTCATTTGAAGAGTCGAGGTTCTCAATGTTTTCGTTTTCCATAGTTTTAAGAGGCTTGGCCTCAATGCCTAGTTAAGAGCTAGACACTCTGTTAACTTAATTATACTCTCTTCTAATAAATAATGCAACTATTTTGTCGAATCCTTTTTCTGTCGTTTTAATGCTTCTTCTACGGTCTCGGTTTTTTGAGATAAAGCCTGAAGTTGCATAAGCTGAGATTCAATGTGAAGAATCAAATCCCTCCGAGTCATAAAATACACTTTTACTTCTTCGGGAGTCATCGAACTAATATCTTTTATTGTCCACAAATCCACTACCTGCCCTACAGGAGCACTTGGATCGTATTCGGGCAAAAAGATTTTCCGCATCAATTTAAGAAGCTTTGTATTGTTCCCAAAGGTTTGCTCAATAACTGTTTTCTCCTCTGGGGTTATTCGCATTTCGTTTTTATCCATAAGTTTCCACTATTCTGTTAATGAGGCATTTTCGATGCCTTATGAATCTTAACCATTGAATGAATCTTTTTCGCTTTCTTTTGTTTGCCTGACTTGCTGTAACTGTGTTTTGACATTTTTTTGTAATTGACTAATAATATTGCGACCTTTAAAATAAATACTCGCCAATATGCGAAATTTCCACACTTGGGTCTACCCATATTTTATATCCATACTCCTGCGCTTTTTTACAAAAAAATATATCCTCTCCGGTCTGCATTTCAGGAGGGCCGAGCGTGAACCATGGTCTTGGAATTTTATCAAACACGCTCATTTTAATCAACATACATCCTGTTCCTGCGGCGTAAGCGGTGAATAGTTTATCAGGGATTTCTTTTTCGTGAGCGTTGGATTTTTCTGTTAAACAAAGAACCCAATCGCCACTTTCGTTTCTGTATTTATAGGGCGCTGCGATAATGTCCGCTTCTCTACTTAACAATCGTTCAAGCACATCTGCAGAGAAACATTGGTCTGAATCTACAAAGAATAAGTGAGTGAATCCTCCCATCTTCTGCGCGTCCACTACGATTTCCTCTCGATTCTTATGAACGTAACAACCCTGTTTTATTTGAATCGCGATAGTTGGGTCTCTTTTTACCAAAGAACACAGGGTCGCTACCGTTTTGGTTCTAATAAAATCTGCCGTTGGGACTCCAACACATATTCGTGGCTTCATCGAGTCGGCGCTAGTTCTGGTACTGCTGGTGTTGGTAGTTGCGGTGTACTGGGAATCTGTGAAAGTTCTACAGGGGAAATCCCTCCTACTAGGTTCATAATTTTCCTTATCGCTAACATCGCTACAGGGTTTTGCTGAATACCGGGCTGGGCAAGTGTCTGAAGCATATTCGTCAAAGTTGTAGCCATTACGATTTTATCCACTTGTTCATTGGTAACTCCTACATCGAGTTCCCATTCCAAGTCCTTTAATGCTTCTTTCCAATTTACACGAACCTGAACACCGCCTTTTGAGATTATCGGCGCAAAAGAACGCGAATTGCCTTGCATAGTTAATGCTTTACTGATAACGCTTTCTTCTTCCGCTTGGTTAAATGGCATCGGGTTTCTTCCATTCAACGCATCTTCAATAAAGCGTTTATTGTGATTTCGGATTGCTTGGTTTGGTATGTACATCGCGTCCACTTTTTTAATGTCGTGGTCTTCAAGAATAGCCATTATTTCTTTATCGGTATTCAATTTAGTTTTTAGGTGTGGAATAACAAAAGTACGGAGCATATCTTCTATCGCAAGACCTTTGTTTTCAACCATAATTTCAAAGAGGGAATTAGCTTGCTGAGTTAAAAGAGCCACAGTAGAATACGGAGTTCCTGAAGGCGGGGTTATGCCACGAAAAGCATCAGGAGTTGCGGTAAGTTCTTGGGCGAGAACCTTCCATTGGGTTGAAAAACTCTGTAACGATACGATATCAGATTTTGAGTTATTGAGTTGAGTTAATGGCTGATTGAGAGCGTGAATTAAAATGTCTCCTGTTTCAATAGCGTTTAATACGTTTCTCCCTACATAGTTCGGGTCAGAAGTCTGGAAGAGAAGTTTTGAAGCAAGGTCAAGAGTGTCTTTCATATTCTTCATTGTGTGATTTTGCATCCATTGAGCGTCAAACAAGGTTTCTACTGCGCCGATTGAAAGTGTCCGACCATCTTCTTCAATCAAGTGAGTAATCATATAAGGGTGTTTTGCTTCTTTTCCTTTGTAAAGACAGAAATCTTTATAAGTATCGGATTGGTCTTGAAGGAAAGAAATCACATGGACTTGTTGGGTATATGTCATCCAATCTTTGTCCTCGGGTTCTTCCAATAAGAGTGCAGAAGGAAGTTCTCCGTGGACTTCGTAGAGTTCTATGAATTCGCTTTGGGCGTCTATTTCCGTTCCTGATTGTGTTTTGCGCTTTACGAGTCCGTCAATAAGTTTTTCTACTACTTCAGGGTCGTATTCAGTAACTTTTCTTATTTGAGCGGGAGTCATATAAATCTTTTCAATCGTAGGAAGAGCGTAAAAATCTACTGGGTCTACGATAAGCATTTGCTTGAGTTAAATCTTTGGCGGGCAAAAGTTCTCGTAAATTGTTCCATGAGAATTTGTTTAAGATTTCCAGTATCATCTACAATTTGAACTTGATAAGCGCAGGAATCGATTACATCATCATATGCGCACATGGGAAATTGGCTTAATTCTTCTTCTAAGGCTCCGCAAGAGCGCTCTATGTGGAATATCGAACCGCTGGAATACCGAGGAATTAAACCGCGAATACGAACTTCTTTGCTTCTTTGTTTATGTTCCAACTCAACAATGGGAAGATAGACGCCTCGTTTCCGCTGTTCGCTGTCCAAATATGGCTTCAGACCTTCAAGATATGAGGTCTTCTCGATGCCTATTTTTTCGTAATGATTAGTTTGATACAAAGCAAAAATCGTATTCACAAGTTCCTCTGCGCCTATTCTTATTCTCCATGCCTTAAGGTGCCAGAAGTTTTCTTTATTAACTCGGTTATCACAGAATCCCGTATAATCGGATTGAGCTTTTTTACTCATAGCGGTATCAACGGTTAAGAATCTTCGACAGTTCATTTTTTCTACTTCATTTTCCGTTATATGTTTCAACCACTCGCCTTTGAACTCTTGGGCTTCAGTTAATATCGGGGTTCCTTGATACAGCGCCGCCCAATCATAAGGGCCGATAGTGCGTTTAATTTCTTCCAAAGTCTCAATTCCATAACGGTCTTGCCAGAGAGCCTTTCCTTCCGTAATAGCTTCGAATTTTAGCATTTTCGTTCTTGGTTGAAGTTCTGGGTTCGCGATAAGCATCCCCGCCAAATCCCCCGAGTGCCAGCGAGTTAAAATCAGGATAACCACTCCTTTCGGCTGAAGACGGGTAAAAGCCGTTGAAGTGAACCATTCCCAAGTTTTCTTTCTAAAGATATCAGATTCAGCTTCTTCGCGGTTCTTGATCGGGTCATCATTAAGTAAAATATCACAACCGCGCCCAGTAATAGCCCCGCCTACTCCTGCCGCGATATATCCTCCTCCTTGTTTTGTTCTCCAATGGCCCCTTGCTTGTTCGTCTTCTCTTAAAGTAACTTCAGGGAATATGGCTTTGAATGAGCTAGAGTTCATTTTTTCTCTTGTTTTTCCACCGAAGTCCTGCGCTAATTCTCCAGAATAACTCGCAGTAATAATTTCCTTTTCAGGATTCCGCCCTAAAAACCAAGCAGGGAAATCAATAGAACACTGTTGGGATTTTCCGTGGCGCGGAGGGACCGTAATAATAAGAATCTTATAGTCCCGATCTCCATATTTTTCGATATGTTCCAATTCCCTAGCTATAAGCTCGTGATGCCAATTAGGTTTATATTTAGGGTTTGTAGCGATTTCAAAATCCACTAAATTATTACGGGCTTGAGTAATTACCAATTTGTATGTTTCCGTAGGTTCCATAATATCCTAAAAAAATATCCTAAAAAATTTTCTAAAATTATTCTAAAAGTGGGGTGTTGGGGGAGGGGGTAGTATATTTAATAACTCATAAGTGAAAATGGGGCATAGGGGGGCTTATTCTTTAACGCATAGCGTACACGCCCTTTCTTCATTGAGCGTTTTATGCGCGGCGCGAGTGTGTTCTTTTTGGAATGATGTAGTTTCGGGGTTTAACACATTATGTATCATATTTGATACATTATGTATCACTGGTGGTCTTTCTGATACATTATGTATCACATTTAAGCCATTATGCCTCACTCTATTATAGAAAACGCGCGAGCAAACAGTGCTACAGAATACCTTGCGTTGTACTTCTTTGTTACAATGATCGCAATTATGCCGCATTATCAGCGTTTTTTAACAACCTAGCCGCTATCTCCCGTGCTTGTTCTGGTGAAAATATGTTTATATTGAGGGTTTTACTGCTTGGATCGTCTTGAAAACCACCGAGACGCTTGGCTACATAATCTGCGGCTCTCAATTGATTGTCTGGTGTTACCATCTCATAAATTATGGGACTATTCAATATACTTTTTACTACGTTATCAGCGTTGTCCAACGATATTCCTTCATCTTTTAACGCTATTTTTAACGATTCACTGCTTAATATCTTACCAGGTATAGCTTTTGCGGTGTTTTTGCTGTAACCATTAGATACCAACAATTCTTTGGCTGTTATCTTTATACCAGTTTTAGAATAGTTTTTTATTGCGCGCGCTAGGCCTCTCTGTTGGAAAGAAGGCCCACGCCGTCTATTCGGAAAGGTTCTTGGCATATAGCTATTATATCATATTACTTAGCTTTTTGGTAGTTTCTTAGGCAGTTATGCACAACATACGCACCTTTTTACTTGCGGGGCGAGTTTTTGGGGCTATAATATAAATATGCTTGCACGTTCCTAGTGCGAGCAAGTACATTAAAAAATAAATACAAAATATGACTATAGCACAATTACAAAAAGCATATGACTGTTTTAAACAGTTACAAATTATCGCGCACAGATTACACAAGCAAGACAAAAACGCTTGCAATTATGGATTGACTCCAAGACAAGAAAAAATGGTTAAGAAATTGGAAAACGATGCTGAAAATTGGGCACAACGACTGGGGTTTCATGCTTATCATCAAGGCGATCCACGAGGAGCAACGTTGTACCTTGTCGAAAAATTGGAAGTAGCGAACACAAATTATCACAATGGCGTCTGCATATACTGATATGAAAAAAACAAAATTGATTGGAAACATAATCCAAGAATCGAAAATACATCACAATATATCAATGTCATGGAATAAGATGCCGGACTATAGCGAGGAAGATTTAAAAGCGGGGTTTGATTGGCAAGACGAGGCGCAATTCATGATCGATGACTTTGTAGAAGAATGGGAGGAAAGGCCAGAAAATGACTGCGGGAATCGGAACCTTTGCGGATGCAATTCTGAAAAAAACAAGAATCACAAGCCAGAAAACATAAAAAAAGACGGAGCATGTAAAGTACATGATCTATGGCATATATACAGCTATGGAAGAATGGGGGCCACATTATACTGGGACAAATACTGGAAAGGGAAAAACAGTGGCTTTGGTTTCAAGTATGACGCGGATGAGCTAGAAGAAAAAAACATCGAGGAGCTTAAGAGAATGGGAAAAGAAATCCAAGCATATAATCGAGCAATCCGGGGATTAATGGAGGCGTTTTATAACCAGTGTGCTCATAGGCTTGAAGAAGTACGAGAAAACAAAAAAACAGAAGAGAAGCGGGAAGCATTATACCAAAAAACGAAAAAGGTTGTGCAAGATGAGGGTTTTATGAAACGATTAATCACTGATATATTATGAAACTTTACTACCACAAAACAGACGGAGGCGCGGAATATCTTATGGACACATTCATAGATTGGGAGCATAACGGCAAAAGCGGAAAAGAGGGGGTCATCAATGACGATACAAAGTACATCGTGCGCATTGATGGAGATATCACGAAAGATGCAGAGCTTACAGTTAAAGATGAAAAACTATCATGAAACCCCTTACACAACAAGAAACGGATCAGCTCCTTGTACTACTTCGCAAGCTATGGAAACAAGAAAACGGAGCGGATGAGCAGTTAAAACGCAACGCAAAAAGCCTTTTTGCTATTATCACCGCGAGATTATACGAAAAATAAACTTTTTTCACCCTAGCCGAATAACGCTAGGCAACAACAAACGACATTACTAGGATGCCGTTTTTTGTATTCGTTTTTCAATGACCATTAAGCGCAAAATCTGGGCGTAAAATCTGCGATGAGAAGGTGCAAAAAGCGAAAAATCAGGCGAAAAAGAAGGTCGATTTCAAGCCGCCGAATTGGGACGCAAGATTGCTGGAAAATGTTTTAAAATTTATGAGCTATTTTTATGAAAAGACAAATCTAGCTTCTTGGTGTATTATCATAAATCTCAAAATTTCTTATACGCGCTTTTTTATAAACAACCCTTGAAAGAGGAATACATAATCTGTGAAACATAGCCGTGTGTTCCCATGGCCATCTAAAATCAATCCATAACATTGTTCTTGTTCCGTTTCCTTTGCATATATCGGAAACCACCCTCACTGTGAGCATCCAAGTTTTATAATACATAATTGTAAAGATATTTTTCATGGCCTGTGCTTTTTATTTTCACTGCCCCACGATACATTAACTTATTTCTATATTTATCCCTCTCTCTTGTAAAATCCTGCGCATATTTCTATTATTCGCATTATCAATAATAACGCCTTTTTTCAATGGAAAATCATTCATTCCTGCTTCATCATACATTATTAATTTATTCCATTTACTCCCATCAAGCACATAAACCCCTTCAGGAACTTCATCGTCTCCTTGCCAATAAATATAATCTCCATGCTTTATTTTATTTATATTGGGTGGAAACCCCTCAATTATTTTTAGTGGCATACTCGTTTATAAACCCCTCTAAAAGAACATAAATAATTTCAGCTTTTCTTGTATCAGTTAATTCGCTTTTTTCTTCGATATAACTTATGGCGCGCCCATCTTTTAAGGAAATTTCTGCTAATAAATAAGTTTTATTGTTCTCTTTTATATCCCAGCAAGGAATACGACCAATTTTATAATCACATTTTCTTTCGGGCTTAGATATCATTGAGGTCGGTTTTTAATTTTCACTCGCCAATAAACTGCGTCAGATTTTATAGTTTCATTGTACGATTGATAGCTTCCAAGATGGCCGGCAAATAAATGATGTTGAGAACAGAGAGTTATTAGGTTTCTAAAATCAAGTTCTTTAGAGCCATCTACCGAAAAAGGAACACAATGATGTACTTCAAGGCGGTTGATTAAAGTTCCTTTCTTCCCGCACATTTCACATTCAGGGTTAGTTTCAATGTATTGTTTCCGCACACCAGACCACTTTGAACTCCTTTGGGCGCCCAATAAGCCGTCTCCTCGCCACCAATCAATAAAAATAACTTTTAAGCGTCTAAACATATGTTTGAGAATCTTGATAATTCTTAAAAGTTCTATAATTTTCTTGACCTTCTCTAGAGTCAGGCATTTCAATTTTACAATATTTACAACATCGCAAATTACCCTCACTTGTTACTCGACAATTCCAATCATCCCATTCGTGCTTTTCAAGCTCACAAGCTAAACCCTGTATGTATGCACGAAAATACGAAAAAGCCATTTTGAGATTTTGATATTGGCTCTCTTTATAATTCTGGTAATCTATCATACTATTTTCCGCAAAAATAGTAACTGCCAATCCATATGCCAATCCATAATGTTATAAAAGAAAGCAGATAGCTAATTAAAAAGAATTTCATCCCTTTGGGTCATCGTTATCTGGTAATCTATCCGGCCACACCGGCTTGAGCACTCGTGGAGTTTCATAGGGTTCATAGGGTTCCTTTTGCTTTTGCGCGGCAAAATAAGCGATAAAAAAGAAAAGAGTTACAAAAAGCACAAGAATAAATAAAAAGTAGCGCATGTCTTATTATAACTCTTTTTTAACTAACTTTCTAGTGTTAATAGTTGAGAGAGCGTCTTTAATCGCGGCTTGAATAAGAGCTTTTTCTTTTTGTGTCCATTCGCCGAGAAAGGAATATTCAAGACCGGGGTCGGTAGCACACTTGTGGCATACCGAGCGACTTGTTATTTTGCTTTCCCAGCGAAGACCGCAATGACAGAGTTGGTATTTCATAAATTAAGTTCTTTCTTCATATATAGTAAAATCTAGCCCCAGCATGCTTTTACGGCTTTTTCGTAGTAGTGACTTCGAGCTTCTTGTTGACCTTTGGCATAAGAGTTTTGGAGTTCAGTGCGGATGAAGTCTCGTAGCTCTTCTACATCTTGTTGTTCGCCAAACTTTAACTCCTCATAAGCAAAGCCGCCATTTATATTCTTTATTTTGTCCACAAACTTCTCGTCAAATCTTTCTTCCCAACTCTTTTCTTTTTGTGGTTCACAAATACACTTCTCATTTATTCCTTTATGTTGGGGGCAGTTTTCGTTTGGGGTCATACATTCACTGGTTAGTTGATAAAGGGGGTTCAAGTTTGATCTCATTTACTTGCCTGTATTCTGCGTAACCTCTATAAACTCTTTCAAAGATAAACTCTAATGAAAAATATAATGATTCTATATGATCTAATTCTGGTTGGTTTATTTTTATTTTCCTAATAATAGGAAAATTTAATTTTGCTACAAACTGTTTTAGAGGAATTATGATGTAGAATCCACCACTTGATATTAGTTTTGCCTTTTTGGGAAACTTTTTGTTCTTCATATTCTCTTTCTTTTTAATGGTTAAAGGTTAGGGGGTTAAAGAATTAAAATCTTTACTTGTTTTAGGTTTTCATTCCATTCTTTTGCATATTTTTCCGCGACTTTTCTATTCCAATAAATGGACATTTGTGCGGCGTGGCAACTTATCTCTTTTAGTGTTCATAGGGGGGTTTAGTTAGTCGGAATTAAAAACCCAACAAGTAAAGCAATTATCCAAAATGGCAACCATGCTATTGCTTGTTCTGGAAAAAGCCAATAAAAGTAGCCGACAAAAGCGAAGAAACTAACGACAATTAGAATAAGGGGAATTATCCAAAACAAATCAAGCAATCCAAACAATCGCTCTGGTTCTGGGTCTATCATCACTATTGGCTTTGAAACAAAACCATACTCAGTTCGTGCGTAGATACTTTCCATTTGTTTAATTTTGGTTATTAAGATTTTTATATGTTTCAATAAGTTTTAGATAATATTCTCTCGCCTTAATCGGAACACCTTTGCTTCGCCTACATTCCTCATAAAGTTTGTCTGCCGACTTTTTGCCTAGCTCTTGCTCAAGGTTTTTCCAGAATACTGCTTGCATGCCGCCAAAGAAGATATTGCATCGAAAATCTTGAAACTTTAATATACGAATATCATATCGCATACTTGCCCCTAATGCGCCCTTCGAATAAGCATGACCTAATTGCTTATTGGCACCCTGTAAATTTTTTACCCCACAAGTATAACAGCTAACATTTCCGCTCTTATCAGAATCCCTTTCTAAAACCACTTTCTTACAAAGTCCCCACAATTCTCGCTCTATAGATTTCATAGAACGCTCTTTAATTTTCTTTCTTAATACCATCTTTTTTAAGAACTCTTTTACATTCCAAAAACCAATTCTGTGTGAACTTTACAAATTCCTCCCCGCATAAACAAATACTGGATAATCACTTGTTTCTTCAAAACTCACGAAACAATCATTGCCATCTGCGGTTATGTTTTCATGGTTTTTATTTTCATCATCAACCAACTGAAGCCAACCATAAGTTATGTCTTTCAATTTAATTTCTCTTTCAACTTCCTCTTTGGTCTTCTCGCCAAATTCCATTTCGGCTTTTCTTATTTTTTCTAATGCCAAACTTTCGTATAATGCTCTTACAGCTATTACTTCATCCTCTCCAAGATACTGCGGTTTAATAAAATCCTTATATGCGTTTTGGATTTTCTCCTTATGTTCTTTTGTGTATTGTATGTGTCTTTTTATCATATTTATGATTTCTTTATTTCGCCATCCTCTTTCCCATCAAATTCATAGTCGACCTTTTCATCGGGGTCTAAACTTAAACTCTCTTTTCCTATCCACCAATAAATGTTTTCGGGGACAGCGAATAGGGTCTTTTTTGGGTTGCCATTCCAGTTGGCAGTAGGGACAGCGGAACATTGCAATTTGCTTGAGGAATTTCATATCGGAGTTAATTCTTTGTTTATCGTCTCTTGAAACTCACGCCAATCATAATGAGACAAAATTTTTCCTCCATATGTGTCTGTCTTTTTATGACAATCTACACAAAGAGTTCGTCCATTATCTACTAAAAATCTTAATTCCAGGAATAGTGCAAATGGCTTAATGTGGTCTGCTTGCAATCTTCCACCACGTTTTTTACACCAAATACAAGTATAATTATCTCTTTTGAATATGGCTTCACGCCATAATTTATATTCTAAAGAATGCCTTATTAACTTATTTATTGGAGTTATGCCTCCTTTCCAAAGATGGGTTTTGTTTCCTTTTTTTAAATTACTAATCTTTCGTCTTGTTTCTTCGGTATGTTTTTTACCTAAAAAATATTGATTATTCATCCAATTTTTACTAATTTTTTGTTTTGTTTCTTCAGAACAAATTCTTCCTTTACTTGCTAAACCTATTTTCATTTTTACTTCTTGAGTATGTTTTATGTCTTTACGACTAGGTGGTTTACGACCTATTTTTTTATTATAATCTGATATTTTCTTTTTATGTTCTTCCGAAAGTTTTTTGCCTTTATGAGCAATACTAATTTTTCTTTTCGTTTCTTCGGAATGAGGAATCCGTATTATCTTTTTTGTTCTTAAATAAATTCCTCTTGGCATACTTAAAAATCTTTTAATCTTTGATTTATTTCTTGTGCCCATAATCTCCAATCCCAATGAGGGTTATTGCATTTTCCAACAAACGGGTGAATAACTTTGTAGAGGTCATTAAGCACTTCGTTATTTTCGTCTTGATTGCTGGCGACAATAATCTTCTCCGCCGTTGCTAATACTGAACGAAGTTTTATGGGAGATACTTTTCTGAATGATTTGCTCATGCTTTTATCTTACTTCTTTGGTAATATAGTGTCAAGCAAAAAAGTGCGTTACCTGTGGATAATTAAAATAGAGTTGGCGGGCACTCTTTTAAGAGGCGATTTTCGGCTATTTTTATGTATTCGGGGTTTA